ATGGCCGACCTGTTCCAGCTGGAAGGCATCGGCCGCGACGACTACCTGTGGGGGCACCGTCCCGGCGGCGGCCAGTCGGTCCGGCGGGACTCACCGATCAGCGACACGACGTTTGATTCGTGGTGGAAGCGCTGCCTGGTGGAGGCTGACGTCCGCCATCGGAACCCGCATATCGCGCGCCACTCGTTCGCTACACGGCTGCGCCGGCTCGGGGTGCCGATGGAGGACATTCAGCAGCACCTTGGTCACGAGAAGATCTCGACGACGTCGGACACGTACGTCCACGCGGACTTTTCGGAGCGGTCGTCAAGGATGCGCGAGGCGGTCGGCGACCTGTGAGATGTCCCGACTCTCTTTGGCTCAACCAAGCCATTCGGCCGAAACTCCGGGGACTAAAGGCGTTACCTGTCCAGAGGGTACTAACGAACGTAACTGACGCCACGGTTAGCGGCACTTGGCTCAACCAGGCCCGTGGATTCTTACCTCCGTTCCCTGTGTTTCGTGGAGGAAAGCGGCCTGCCGACCAATATCGGTTCGATGATTCGGTGGCGGCGTGATGTACGTCGTCAACAAGCACCTCGTCGTGGTGCTCGAATCGCGGGAGAGCCGCGAGCACCGCGAGAAGCATCCGCGCGCCCACAAGCGGTACGCGATGAGTTGCACCTGCTCGCAGAAGCGTCGGTCGGACGGTCACTGCATCCACACGCGGGCATTCATGGAGGACAGCGTGAAGCCCGAGCAGTGGAAGTGGATCACGGTCGGGCCGATGAACGCGCCCGACCACGCAGAGGATTCGCATAACAGGAGCGCGGCGTGACCAAAGGTCGTCGTTACCGCAAGGCCGACCCCGAATACGGACCCATCTGCCCCCGCTGCGCCGGACCCAAGAACCGTGAGACGGGCCAGTGCTGGGACTGCTACACCGACCGCCGCCGCCAGCTCGAGTATCCGCTCCCGCCAGTCCCGGAGCGGAAGCCGAAGGCCGCCCCGACGGGTGCCGGGCGTGGGCGTCCGCAGCCGCAGGACCATCCGTGGCGCAAGGCTGAGAAGCTCCGCCTGACGCAGCTGAGGGACGCGGCCTGATGCGTGTGATTTCGCCTGCTTATGCGACGCCCCATCCGCGGGTCCGGGTCGCGCCGGAAATGTCCGTGAGGAGAACGCATGAATCCCAGTCCTGACCAGTCTGCCGCCAGGGGGCTTTGGTGCTCGCTATAGCCGACCCGCAGCATACGATGGTCGATCCCATGCTGGCGGTCGCGCCCATCGCGAAGCGCGTCGCCCAGGACATGGTGGTGGCGAACCACTACCTCCACCGTCGGACGGGGATCTCCTACTGCTACGGCCTGTTCGATGACGAGGAGCTAGTCGGCGTGGTCACGTTCGGCTGCCCGCCGAGCCGTCACCTCCAGGTGAGCGCCTGTAAGAGCGACCCGAGCCTCGTGGTCGAGCTGAACCGCCTGTGGGTGGACGACCGGATGCCCCGGAACACGGAGTCCTGGTTCATCGCCCGAGCCCTGCGGCTGATGCCTCCACTGATCGTTGTCTCCTACGCCGACACGAAGTTCGACCACTTCGGGCACATGTACCGGGCGGCCAACTTCTTCTATGCGGGCTACACGGACATGGAGCGCAAGACGCCCCGGTACGACTACATCCCGTGGGTTGAAGGCAAGCACACCCGTGACGCCTTCCGTAACGGCTACGCGAAGCGCGTCAGGCGGCTCCCGAAGGCGAAGTATTGGACGGTCACCGGCAATCGCCGCGACCGTAAACGGCTACGGGCGCTCGTCACATGGCCTCGTCTGGACTGGCGTGAGGTTCCGACGCCGGGCGAGATCACGGCGGACGAGCAGCTTGGAATGGGGGCAGCGTGACCGGCTGGGCGAAGCGCGAGCTAGACCGTCTCCCCGAGCTTCCCGCGTATCTGCGCCCCAAGGATGGCGGCACGCATGAGGGTGCGGGGGACGCCGAACCGCCGCGCGGTGACGCTGTGCGTGGTGTCCCCACGCCGCCTGATCCCGATGCCTACGACTACGAGGCTGTCCGGAGGTCGCTGCTATGGGAATGAACGAGTCGAGTGCCGCTATCGCCCCTGGCTTGTGGTGCGACGACTTCGATGCCGATCTGCCGAAGGTCGTCCCCGGCGCGCTCGACGCGATCGGAGACACGGCCGAGGTCGAGCTGCTCACCTACTGCTCGCCGACGAACGGCAAGATCAACTGTCCGGCCTCGTGGCACACGGACGGCGGCCTGGCCGCGTTCTTCACGACGCCGGGGTTCGGCTCGATCGCGCCGCCAGGCTACGTCGGAGGCAAGGAGATCGTCTCCTGCACGTTCTGGGAGGCCGTCCGCGACGAGTGGTGCCACGACTCGATCATCCTCCTCAACTGGCGGCACGCAATCTGGAAGCCGCCGAGCGCCCCGATGATGGCGCTCATGTACGACCTGCGCGGGTGGATGACGCTCGAAGATGCCGAGCGGGAGGACACGCAGGAGAACGTCAGGCGCTCGCTCGTCGCGGCGGCTGACCGCCTTCGGACGGTGCTCGCGTGACCGAGAACCGGGATGCCGCAACGGGGCTTGTCGCGGCTCTGTTCGTGGACGCGAAGGGCGTCTATGCAGGGCTGCCGGGCGTACACGTGTGGGATGAGGCCCGTGACGCGCGGCTCTACAGCGGTCCCTACCCCGTCGTAGCGCATCCGCCGTGCTCGCGGTGGTGTCGTCTCGCCGGGCTCGTCGAGGCGCGCTGGGGGCACAAGCGCGGCGACGACGGCGGCTGCTTCGCCGCCGCGCTGCGCGCAGTACGCGACTACGGCGGAGTGCTCGAGCACCCCGCCTGGTCGGACGCCTGGAGTGCGTTCGACCTGCCGAAGCCGCCGCGCGATGGCGGGTGGGTCGCCGGCATCTGCGGCGGTTGGTCGTGCTACGTCGAGCAGGGCCGCTACGGGCACGTTGCGAAGAAGGCGACGTGGCTCTACGCGTTCGGTGTCGAGCTCCCCGAACTGCGGTGGGGCCACGAGCCTGACCAGCGAAGCGCAGCAATGGTTTCGTGGTGCGGGAACCACGTCGCCTCGAATGAGCGACGGCCGCGCGTAGGCAAGGCGGCGGCGGCGGCTACGCCGATCGAGTTCCGTGACGTGCTGTTGTCCATTGCTCGAAGTGCGGAGGTGCGCCGCCCGGAGTCAGCGATGAGGATGAACGTCCACATTCGCGGTGCTGACGGTGTGATGACCGGCTACGAGACGTACGGCGAGGCCGTCTGCGGAGGTCACTATGTCGAGTTCTGAGCGTCCCAACACCGCTGCCGCAATCGCCCGTCGCTTCGCTCGTTGGCTTGGTGGTGTCCTCGCCGACTGGGGCTACGCCCTCAACTCGTGGAGCTGGCGATGACCACGAATGGGCTGATCTGGTGCGACCGTGGCTAGCCGCGACCCCGCTGCCGCTTTCGCACCTCGCTACTGCTATCCACAGTGCGCCGACCCGTGGTTCAACGAGTGCGCCGACTGCTGGGTAGACGGCGGCAACCCGGCGCTGTATGATGCGGCTACAGGCAAAGAGGCCCGGCAGCGCGCAAACGCTCCGGGCCGTGACACGGAAGGTAGGACTTCCATGCCCGACAAGCGTACCGAACTTGAAGCCGCCGTACAGCGCGCCGAGACGGCGTTGTCCGATGCGAACGAGGGCGGCAGCCGCGCAGCCATCCAACGCGCAGAGACGCGCCTGTCAAACGCCGTCGAACGGCTAGAGCGTAATAACCGCAAGTGCCAAACCTGCGGAGGCGTTCTCGTTCGCACAACCGGAGGCCGCTTGATCTGTGGCGGCTATTGCCCGAACTGATGGCCGAGAAAAAGTGGTGGGCTGTCACGTATCGCGGCACAGCCGAGATGATCGTATGGGTCAAGGCCGAATCGGCAACCGACGCGAAAGCGCAGGCCGAGGACGTGCAGTACGACGATGCGACGCAAGTCGAGTTCGTCAAGGGCAGGCCTTACACGATGAAGGCAAGGCCCGCACCCGACTACACGCCGGAGGAACGATGAACGAGTCGAGTGCCGCGTCCGGGCGCGAGTTAACCGTCGAGGATTTCCTCGATGAGTTGGACGCTCGCTTCAAGGCCGAGGAGACTGAGGGTTGGCGAACGCCTGCCAA